GTAAACCTATTAAGGTTAAAGGACCTGGAGAATTTACAGGTATATCAGAAAAAGCTTTAAAAGAAGAAGCAAAAAGACAACGTCTTGCAAAAACTAAAGCACGTGTTAAAGCTAAAAAAAGCCTCAAAACATTTACAGTTGACCCTAAAACAATGCCTAAACCTAGACCAGGTAAAGGTGTTAATAAACTAGGAAACGTATCTGAAGCTACTCAAAGTATTACTAGAAAAGGTTCATTTAAAGAATTAAAAGGTGCTGGTGTACCTAAATATAAACCAACATCTAGTAAAAAAGTTACACCTGTATACAAAGGTGACCAAGTAAAACAAAAATTTATAGGTACTAAAGTTACAGATATTAAATCTGGTAAATCTGTATTTACTCCTAAAGGAAAAGTAACACAAACTGGCGCTAAAGCTGTTGCAAAAACCGTTGCTAAAGGTGCTAGTAGGTTAATACCTGGATTAGGTACAGCTATGATAGTTAAAGATGTATATGATTTTACTAAATGGGCTGCTAAACAACCTAAAAAATCTACAAAACCTTACAAATATGGTAGTAATTACTAATGTTTGAAAGGTATAAGAGGGCAAGAAACCAAGATGGTACGTTCAAGAAGGACGTTTGGTGGACTCCTTGGTCAGACACATGGGAGTATAAGATGAGTGAAGACCTTAAAGATATGTTAGAAAGAACTGGATGGACTTTCATTGAAGCATTCATAGGTGCGCTAACAGTTGCTCCATTAGTTGGTGTAGAAGCTGAAACACTTCAGTTAGCTGCATTAGCTGGTGGTGGTGCTGCATTAGCAGTTATCAAAACATACGCTAAAAAACAAATTACAAAGTAATGCCTGGTTATAAAGGTGTTGGTGGACGCAAATATGTTGGTAAAATTAAAGTTAGTACACCAAATATGTATGGTATGCCTAAGTCAGAAAAACTTAGACGTGCTAAACAAGAATTAGGTTTAGAAAAAGCTGCAAAAAAACGTAAATCTGCGTATAGAACTGCAGCTAAAAGTGCATTTCAATCAGGTGCTACAGCTTATGGTTACAAGATGAGTGCTAAAGCTAAAGCTCAAGGTAAAAAAGCTACACAACATGGTTATAGACGTTCTAAATATACTGGAGATATTTAAGTAACACCAGACCATCTGTTAAGATAACCCTGTAACAGTTCTCTGTACGCTACTTTAGTTCCCATACGTTGTCTACCATCGTATATATCGTGATGCCATTTACATAGTACTGCTGTATTATCTAAATTATACTTACGATTTTTATTACCACCCATACCTATATCTTTTATGTGTGCTAGTTCTAACCATTTATTGTCTTCACAATTTGCCCACTCACAGACGTTTCTAGCCCTTTTAAACGCCTCTTCTCTAATTTGTGCTATATCCTCCATTAACCGTATATAGTAAAGTATCTGCCTGACGGTAAATCCCAAGCATCTATTATGTCTCTCCACCTACAATTACCTTTAGATAGCTCAATACCGCCTTCATAGACTGCATTAGATACAAGCATAAACAATTGTCTACTACATTTACCTTTGACTTTACCTACAGTTGCAGGTAAATCTATAAGTTTTTGTAAGTATCTTATAGTATTATGTGTTACTTTTCCTGCATCAGACTGTCTTGCTTCCATCATGTTTCTTGGTGAAGGTTCATTCATACCAACAGTTACACGCTTAGGTGCAAACTGTACAATACTGTTAAGTTCATGTGTAGTATCTATGTTTAATGTAAGTGTTTCTCTATCAATAAAGTAACTAATCCATACTTCATTATTGTTTTTATTAAGCCCTAGAAATCTACGTCCACCAAATACAGTCTTTTTGTCTGCATTTTCAGTAAACTGTTGCATTTTTTCATTCCATCTTTGTTTAGATGATATTGATGTCTGAGCATTTATTTGTTCAGAACTAGCAAATTGTGTGTTTATAGACATATATGTCCTCCTTCTTCTAAATTTTTAAAGCATTCTTCACAAAAGTATTCCATTCCTGGTACTGGATGTGACATTATTCCTCCTCGTTTATATCTATAGTTGCAGTATGCATAGGTATAATTGCTTTTATTTCTTGTGTGCCATCAGGATTTGTACTGATAATAGGTTTAAATCCAAACCTACGTTCTAACTCATGTATCAATACAATACCATCTGCATCACTTACTGATAAATCACTCATTCTTCTTCACCTCCTAAGTCCATTAAGTGTGCGTTATAATCTTTTACAAACTTTTCCATAAGCCATCTTAATGTACCCATGTCTGGTGGTATGTTCATAGTTGTACTACCACAAGCATCAACAAATTGTTTACCCCAAGCACGCATATACTCAGGATGTGTAAATATATTTGTATTTATAATGCTATATTTTTTCTTTTTATTCTTCATTCCACTCCTCTACAAGATTCATAACTTCATCTTCGCAATCATTACAAAATGTAACAAGTGTATGGCTAGTCATAAATGGTCTATTACATAACTCGCAACAAAGATTAAGCATTTTATTTATTTGTTTTCTAAATACTTTTGGATTATACCAATTCATTTGTACCACAATAATTCATTAGTTTGTCCCTTCCAACAGTGCTTACTACTGTTCCAATGATGCCAACCATCGTTGTACACTAACCATGCAGCAACTCTGGTTGATACTTTTGCATCAAATCTATTACTAATTATACTTAACTTAGGTTTTAACCAAGCCCAGGTCTTGTCATTAAACTGCCAAAGACCTCTGTCTTCTGTCCCATTAACATTACGACCTATTGCATTACTATTTCCACTGCTTTCACAGTATATTATCTTCATAGCTAGCATCTTATCCCCTTCATCGAATGACGCACTTACTATAGGATACCACTCAGCTACGTTTTCTATCATGTACTTATCATCACGACACTCTTTGTATTCCATGAGAAAGTCTGGTGTAAGTAGCATAGGAAACATACATCCTACAATAAGTTCTAACATTAGACTGTTGCTTTATTAGGTACTTTTGTACAATGGTACTTAACTAATCCCTTTTTAACACTATCAGGAAGCGTATGTATAACATATCCTTCCTTTCTTAAGTTATGTATTATTCCACCAAATCTGTGACAATGTAAGTCATAAACAAACTCACCGTTACTTATTGGTATGTCACCCATGTATTTCTCTAGTACATACGCTACAAGTTGTGACTTACTTTTTATATATGCAGGTATGTATTCTCCTCTAAATGATTCAGGTATCATTCTAACCTCCTTATCTCCAGCTACCAGGATGAAGCACTTGTTTCTTACTTATACCTTGGTATCTAGCTTTTTTCTTTGATTTAGCAGCTCTACGCTGTAGTCTGTTCGCCATCTAAGTTCCATTCTTGTGGTATATCACTGTTATCTAACCACCATGACTTACGCCATTTGCCTGTATGACCACCACATACAACAGGGTCGTTAGTGCTACACACAAAGTCAGGTGACTTTTCTGACTTTTTATTGTTACGATTGTCATATACCATTGCTTTACAGAATGGACATGCTAAATCGTCACGATATTTGTTCTGTTGTTCCATTTTTTCTACTATGCCTCCTAACATATCACCAGCTTGTTGTACACCATCAGACTTATCTTCTGTTTGTATACCAGCTGCTTCTAGTTTTTCTTGTATAGACATACTATCAAAGTCTGCCTGTGTATATTCTACTGGCATCTCTACTAACTTCTCTATCATAGAAAAATACTTATCTAGTTGTACATCAGACCATTGTGTTTTGTCTAATGGAAACTTCATTGTTGTTGCATATTGATTAGCAGTGCCAATAATTTTATGCAAAGTTTCTGTATGCGTTACAGATTCTGTCATATTTTGTATTGTTTGTGTAATAAAGTTAATATCCTGCATTAGAACGGTGGTTCTTCTACAGGTTCTTCTGTATCTACAGTAACACCTTCACTAACAATGCTATCCATAATGGCATTCATGCGTTCAATATCTTCTTTAGTAGGTTTATTTTCTTTCTTACGCATATCTACCTTAGTTACTTCAATTCTATCTTCAGGCTCAGCAGATGTAGCTTCTTCTTCTGACTGTTTACTACCTGACCATAGTTCTACACCAAGACCAAATCGCATACAAGCACGTTTAAAAGCATCTGACTCTGCATCTTTTAGATTGCTGCCGTCATTAAACTTAGGACTTGATAGTTTAAACGTATCAACGTCACCAAATCCATCGTAACTACCCATACCATCGATACTAATAGTACCTTTAGCACCTACAATACGCTTTTCTCCATTGTATGTACCATACACAGGTTCACATACCCATGAATATTTAACACCACTATCACGTAATCTTTCTACGTAATTAGCATGTGGTACATAATCACCAAACTTTCCAGCAGGTGCTTTACGAACTAACTCCTGTGGAAAAGGAGATAGCAAATCAACGTTATTAGTCATAACATTCCTTTCTTTTTTTTATCTATTGTACGTTCCGTTAAGACGTACAATAGATAAATTAATTATCTATTATATCTGTTAGTCTAGTAACACCACGTTTTATGGGTATAAATTTAATTTCACCCTCAACATCTATAACAAAATAAGGTTGTGAACCTAATCCATTATATTCTATGGCGACTCTACTAACAGAATCTTTTGTTGTATTTAACATACTATATATAGTATACCTACACTTTATCCAGTTTTACAAGGTATTCAGCAGTAACTCCATGGTTAGGTTTAGCAAATAATAGCCATTGACAAGGTCTACCCATGCTTGCTAACTGTTCCATAGCATAACTATTATAGCTTTCTGTGCTGCCATTTACCCATAATCGTACGTCATTTACGTACATTGTTGTTGGTGTATGAAAGTGTCCAGCTATTGCATAGTCAAAATCAGGCATTAAACCACGACTTGCTAATGCTTTCCATCCTAATAGCTTTTTACCAAAGCCATACCAGGGAAATCCACTGTGTCCTCTTACATTATCACCATGCCATACAAAGAACTTACAGTCTTTACCAAGGTCTGCTATTGCATACCAATGGTCTTCTGTTGTGCTATCTGGTACATGAAAACTTATACGTTTTTCTGTTTCATATATCATTTGCATTATCTTTCCTAGCATTCTGTCGCTGTTACTGTCTGGGTGATAGTCTTTTCTTGCACGTCCACCTAGGCTTCCGTGGTTACCTATTACCCATGTAACATCAACTTCTTTAAAGTTAGCTAACAATATATCAAAGAACTTAGTTAGTATTCTAGGTCCATCAATAGTTACCTGACTATACAAACTTGCATCTATAAGATGTGATTGACCAGGAAATATAAGTTCTCCTTCGACTATATCACCTGCAACTAATACAGCACACTTGTTTACTGGGTGTGCATTGCGTTGCAGATTTGTTAGTTCAACTATCTTATGTGCGTATGCTTCGACTCTTTTCTCAGCTACTTTTGTATCATAATCAGGTGTTACTTTAGCTAACTGTATATCAGATAGTATTGCTACTGCAGTTTCCTCATTTTTATTTGCTTTACTTAAAGCAGGTTTAGGAATCTTAGCTTTAGGCCAAGTAGATACATTCATACGTACAGCTTCATACATTGCTTCAATCAAATCAGCTTTTTTATTTTTAGCTTTATCTAATGCTTTAAGCAAACGTAAATTATCAGCTTTTAATTCTTGTATCTTTGCAGATTCTGCTTCAGCTATTAACTTATCAACTTCTTTACTCATCTTCTAAGACTTTCGTAAAGTGATTACGTATAGCTGATTCTGATATTTTTATATTATATTCTTCTCTTAGTAGTCTATGCACAACATATGGTTTTATGGTGCGTCCAGACTTTAACCGTTCAAGGCAGCCCTCCCAAAACGGCATAGCTTCTTGTGTGATTCTTTCAGTAACAGAACTAATCTTTCCATGTTCTGCTTCTTTCAGAAGTTTTTCTATGTCTTTCATACGGTTCATTATACATTCATTTAAATATGTTACAAGAACCTAACACGAATTAGCAGGGCAGGCAGAAACGAAAGTCATAGTTCCAGCCAATGGAACGAAGACTTGAGTTTGTGCTGTACAGGCTAATGAAGTGTTAATTGAAGTAGTGTTCACTATAGGTCACTGTTGACATGATGAATATAAACACCCTGTTGCAAGCTCTCTTTGCACTCTATTCTACTTCAACTAACTTTAACAATGCTTAAGCAAAGGAAAGGAACTTTGCTACGTTTCACAACGTTGCATTGCTCCTATTACTATACTACATTCAGTTTTAATGCATGTTCCTTTACTTCATCAACATCTTTTAAGTTGATAATTCTGTGTTTTGTACACATTTCATAGCAATATTTAACTAGATTTATACCAGTATCATTACCTCTACCAAATACATGCATGTCAGATACCCAGATTCTTCTAGCTGGCATTGTTGATAACCAGTCCAATGCAGGACCATCTACAACATTACCTTTACCAGAGTGTCTATCCATGTATTGTTCATCAACACGTCTACCATTCTTAGCAATTATGCGTAAATCACCATAATATCCAGAACCGTTGTACATTGCTATGGTTGCTGCAGGAAGCAGCTGTAATATTTCTAATATATCTTGACCACTAAAGCACATAGAACCTGACGCATCTATAAGTATTGTGCCACCCATTACATGTTGTTTTTGTTTGAATATCTTTTTATCCACACAATATCTATTAATGTATTTAGGATTGTAACCTATATCAGCAGGTCTGTATGCTCTACCATTCTTAAGTCTAGATGTTAGATTTACAGTCAATGGTGGTTTATGTATTTCCATATCACCCCACGTACCTACACCATGACGATGGTATCTCATTTGTTCTAACAAACCTTTACGCATACGTCTTTCTAGGTCATTGTTACTAGCTCCTGCACCAGCTTCTTGTTCTTCAAGTGTACCGTCTTCTTCACTTTCTTCAGCTGCACCTAACAATCCATCTTGTGGATTAGCATATATCTCATGCTTTTTAGGTGGTTCAGTAAATGCATTTAGAATATGTGACAAATCTGCAGCTAACTTTTGTACCTTACGATATGAAATCATACCGTAACTGTGATAACTATCAGTTAAGTTTCTATAGAACCTGTGCATTGTACTTTGTGCAAAACGTAATTCTTCTTTACGTATTTCACTAATGTTTATATCATCTAAACACATATCAATAAATGTCTGAACAGCTTTGTATTCTGGACACCATTCATCTCTATATCCACGATAATATTTAGATATACCATCACCATAATCTACAACTGGCCACATACTTGCCATACCATACAATATAATTTTAGATATACTTGCATGAAGTAACATATCGTTAGTTCTTACTTGCATACTATCCAAGCACATTGTTGGTTCGTTAAGGTCTAACTTGTTACGTGCAAGTAAAAAATTTACACGTATTTCTTCTAGTACTTCTACAGCTTCTTTACGCACACCAGGTTTAAGTTTGCCCATAGTCTTTGGTGACCATTTAACATGACCTAACTCGTGTCTACGTATCATACGACTGTGATTAACTCCACAAAACTCACAGTTCCTATTTAATGGAACATGCATATTTTTGTTGAGATTATCTGTACTAGCTGCTGGACTGTTGTCAGGTGTCTGATGAACAGTCCATGTATCGCCTGTAACTATCTCTGGATACGGATATGCTTTACTCTGCATCAGCTGCAGCTAACGTGATAGCATCTAACAGTTCGTCTGCTTTGTCAGAAAATACTAACGTTGCAGCTGTTTGTTCATCGAATCCTTTGTCTTGTAAGTCAAAGAACTCACGCCATGAACGTATTGATACTCTATCTTCCGCATCTTCTACCAATGATGTGTCATTGATAACTTGATGCCACTTTTCAGGAAAGTCCTTCATAGCATCAGGATGTATTGTATCCACGTGTATTTTGACAGGAAATCTATCTTTAAGCGCTAAAGGTAGACTTTCTGGTGGACTGTTAGTAGTAGCAACTACTTGAAAACCTTCAGAAGGTCTAACAGTCTCTTTCTTATCGTTATTTAGTGTCAACATTGCTATATCTTGGTCGTCAAGTATAGCGTGCAAGAATGTCATAGCATCTGGTGATGCATGGTCTATCTCATTAATTATGAGACGACCACCATTCTTCCATGATTGTATTGCAATACCATCATGCCACTCAAAAGCACCTGTGCTACTAGGTCTGTAAAAACCTTCTAAGTTAGCACTAGCAGTGTCTTCTGTCATAGTTATTTGATAGACATTGTCTATCTCTTTACCTGCTGATTTACTAAACGCTGTTGGCGTTTTAGTTTTAACAGCAGCATATGTTTTACCTGTACCAGGTGGACCATAGAGTAATACTCTACGGCTATTGCCCACTACAGATTCTACTAATTCCCAGCAATCTTTTGCCATGATTAGCTCCTTTCGTATCTGTATTATTTTTCCCTATTGAGAAAATCTTCTATATCTTTAGGCATATTTTTAGCCTTTGACATTATATTATTTTCAGTCAATGTTTCTAGTAGTTCCTTGTCATCAACAGCTGTACACTGTACTGATGTAGGGTCTATAGTCATCCATGCACTGAATAATCCACGTTCTTCAAGAAATTCACCAAATGCCATAACAGCTTCTTTGTTTGCCATGTCTTCTGGTATTATCATAGGCCATTTCATCATGGTCTCTGCTTGAACGACCATGTTTATAGTTAATGCTTTATCTATTGCTTGTCTACAACTACTTGCGTCAACAGTATATTCAAATGCTGTTGCATTATTTTCGTCAATATCAGTGTTTGTAGGGTCACTAAACATTTGATTACGTAAGTAAGCGACTCTTACAAGATATTTTTTAGTAGGCAAGGACTCAATAGTTATTTCATGTCCGTGTACTTCCATAGTTTCCTTTCGTTGCTCTGCGATAAAGAGTAACGAAAGGTATGTAGTGCGGAACTACACACCTTCGTACTCTTGCTATCTGTACGCTACACAGGGCATTATGTATTTTTATAGATAGCTCGTAACACACAAGCAGAAGTCGGAAATTGAGTTACTACTCATGTGCTACAAGCTACCTACATTATGGTTGTCAGTTGCCTGACAGTTGTAAAGGGGAACAACAATGTAGATAGCTGCGTTTCATTTTAGCAGATAAATTGTTTAGTTGCTATCAGTGATAAACGGAGATTTAACAAATATAGCTGGTCTATGTGATACTAATTTGGTATGCATACCATCATTATCACTTACCATGTTATCAACAATTTGTACTGCTCTATCTTTACTCACATCACTTGTGAAGTAAAAGTCTACAGTTAAACAGTTTTCATCTCTTTTAAGATTTTCATCTGTGTATTCGTAAATATCAAATTGATTCATCATCCCACTCGCTTTCTAATGGAATAGTATCAATAAGATATTTAATTTGTTGTTTCATTGCACTGACTTCTGTTTGAAGTGTTGCAATTTCTTTGCGTGATGTTTCTACAAATACAGTTAAACCACGCATAGCTTGTTCCATATTTCCCAACAAAGATGTAACTAGCTCAATAGTATTTTGTTCGTCATTAGTCATACTTCCTCCAATTTTTTGTATGCTTTGTCAATTTGATAACTAACTGCTTCATGTAGCATTGCACAGTGTTGTGTAATATTTGCTACAGCGCCATTGTTTGTCCAATTTTGCAAGTCAGTTAGTATCCATTGCACTATATTTTCTAATTCTTCTTTAGATAATTTTGATAGCTTTGTATCTAATTCAAATTCAAAACTATCGCCAACGATTTGCATAGTAAATCCCTTCTTTTTTTAATTATATATATACTGTCGTCCGATAAACGACAGTATATATAACTTATTATATTATGCTATGACATTTTCATTGTCATATTCAGCGTTCATAGAATCGCCATCAGCTTCATCAAAGCTCATATCAAATTCGCTAGATTCAGCTTGTTCGAAAGCTTTTTCTTGTGCTTTCTTTTGGATATATGTATCTGATTGTCTATGCAAGTCTAAGACTGCATTTATATCAAGATACAAAGGTAAAGTTTGCAACTTACCTCCAATATATCTTTGGACAAATGTCCTTTGATTCCACTCTGTTAGAGTTTCGCCAGTTATACCACAGACAACTGGATTCATTTCTTTAGCCATATGTAATCACATTTCCTTTCTATATAGCTTATATACCTATGAGTGTCATAGATATAAGTATGTTCTCCGATAAAGAACATACTTAGATATACACTCATACACCTAACTTTAATTGCTCAGCTTTGGCAGCTTCTGCCTTAGCCTTCGCAATGTAGGTATAACTGTCTTTGTGACAGTCTATAATTCTGCGAGTACCACGAGTATAAATGCAGTCTTTATGCAAATATGCAGGCCAATAGAATATAGCACCAGTGCGTGAACGTGCTTGCACAGGTAATCTATCCTCTTTAGCTACTTCCTCGTGACATAAGCCACAGTCTATAACTGTTGTATAGTCAATAGTATTATTCATAGTTTCTCCAATCTGAAAGCGTAAGCAACTTTGCTTTCCCATCAAAAAGCAAATTGCGGAAGCGAAAGATTCAGAGAAATATGATTATATTGACAGATACAACAGGACAGACCTGGCGTCACGGAAGTAGAAAGAGATAGTACTGTCAAGCTGTTCACTCTATTGGTCAGATTAAATAACAGTAGTTATATATAGTATCCATTAGTCTGTAAAGGTATAGCATTTAACTACATATGGTAGTGTTTAACAGACAGGATACTATATCTGGTAGGTATATTATGTTAGATGTCTGTATACATACAGTAGGTATGTAATAATGTACAGCTACACTATATATAGTATAGGTACAGACATCTAATTGACCTACCAGTGTTAATCTAGATGTTTAATATATATACAGTAACCCATAAAATATATGCTGGTAATTCTGAATAACGTAAGTCGCAGTTGTCTTTTTAGGCACTAGCGGGCCAGTAAAAAAAAGAAGCTAATCAAAACTTTTCTTATGTCCTTGGGTACTGCCTTTGCGTTTCTACGTTATAGTTTTACCTATCAGCAGCTTTCTGCATCCCGATTGCAACTTCACCTGTAACAAATTACTTGTTTTTGATGTTTGTAATTGTGGTTATAGTACCATATAATTATAACTACGCAACCATCTACAGAAAGTTAGTTAAATTGCAAAAGAATGTTGTATGTATAGCTCAAGGCTGTAGGAAAAGATTAAAGGGTAAACAGCGTAAATTCTGTTCACCCACCTGTCAGAAACGACAGTTTGCAGCCGACAAGCGACATAACGACAAGGTTGAGAAACCAATTAATAGGAAGCTAAAATCTGACGATGGTGACTACGCTAGTGTACGAAGGGGACAGTATTACCAAGCTTTCGTAAGTGAAGGATACGCTGAACTACTGGCTAATGGAGACATTAGTGTAGCTGAGGTATCTTTGCTCCTTGGGACAAGCTCAGCTACAGTCTCCAGGATGGCTGCTGCCTACAAGATTGATTCTAGAAACTCTGTTGCTGCTGAAGACTGGGAAATATCAGAAGAAGCTCAAAGAAACTTAGAAAATTTTTCTAGCTTTCGCAACAAATACTTTAGGACAGAACTAGGTAAGAAGTACGAAACCGCGGACTTTCATGTTAACTGGATAAATAACATTATTGAATCTATAAATAAAGGAAAAGAATTATTAATACTGTCACCCCCAAGACATGGAAAGACAGAACTGTTAATACACTTTGCTGTATATCAGATATGTAAAAACCCTAACATTAGAATTATGTGGGTAGGTGGTAACGAAGACATTGCAAAGAATGCACTTTCAGCGGTCTTAGATGTCCTTGATACAAACGAAGAACTAAGAGACGCATATTGTCCCCCAGGTACATCTTTTAAACCAGATAACCGTTCTGGAAAGAACTGGTCACAAAATCAATTTACTGTTGGAACTAGAACAGTTGCAGGTATTAAGTCACCTACTATGGTTGCTGTAGGTAAAGGTGGAAAGATATTATCAAGAGACTGTGATTTAATTATTGCAGACGATATTGAAGACCATCAAACTACTATGCAACCTGGTGCAAGAGAATCTACAAGACAATGGTGGACAACAACATTATCAAGTCGTAAAGAAGAACATACAGCTGTAGTTGTTATAGGTTCTAGACAACATCCTGATGATTTATATAACCATCTTTTAGAGTCAGATAACTTTACTTCTATTGTTGAATCTGCACACAAACTAGAATGTGAGTTACCAGAACATACAGAAGAAGTACACACAGATTGTATGTTATGGCCTACTAAACGTAGTTACCCTTGGTTAATGTCTAGATTACGTTCTGCAGAATCTACAGGTGGTAGACAGATATTTGAAATGGTTTATTACAACCAAACTTATGTAGAAGGTACGCAAATATTTACAATGAACATGATTGACCAATGTATGCGACCAGATTTAGTTATGGGACAGGTATATCAAAACTTACACTTAGTTGCAGGATTAGACCCTGCGTCATCTGGTTTCCAAGCATCTGTACTTTGGGGTATAGATAGTTATAGAGGTGAATTGTTTTTAGTAGATTTAGAAAATAGACAAGGTGGTGGTATTAGAGCTGCACTAGACCAAATGGCTGATTGGTTACACAAATACGATTGTAGACATTGGATAGTAGAAGAAAATGGTTTTCAAACTGCAATACGTTTAGATGATTCTATAAAAGAATTTACACTACGTAGTGGTATACAGTTACAAGGACATCTAACAGGTAAAAACAAACATGACCCATTGTATGGTGTAGGTGCTATGGCAGATTTATTTGAAAATAGAAAAATACATTTACCTACAGGAGATTCTGAAAGTAATGCTAAAATACAAAAATACAGGCAACAGTTGTTATACTTTGATGGTAAACCTGTTTCTAAGCGAAACAAGGAAAAAACTGATATAGTTATGGCAAGCTGGTTTCCTATGAAAGTTTTTAGGCGTATGCAAAAAGAACGGCTTGCAGACGTAGGAACAGATTACAAGCCTAGTTATGGAGATTATAAGTTAACAGATATGAATGAAGCACCATGGGGATAGAAAGTTTAGACAAAAAAACATACGATGAAGTAATAGATTCTGCAGCTGAGTTAGTTGGTGGACAAGCTGTACAAGAACGTCAAATAGCTAAAGCTAGAATAAAAGCAATACTTAACGGTGGTTCTGAAGGTATGGCTGCTTTACTTGGTAATGCTATGGATGCAGATGATGCTGATTTATTACCTGCACCTAACTTATTACAATCTGGTATTGATAGACTTGCACAAAAAATATCTGGTGTACCACAAGTACGTGTAGATATTCTTAATGGTAATGAATCTGAAAGAGCAAAGTTTCAAGCAGAAAAACTAGAACGTATTGTAACTTCTTATGATGCTACACAAAATTTAACTTCGCAGTTACAACAAGCATCTAGATGGTTACCTGGTTATGGTTATTGTGCTTGGGTAATATCTACAAAATTAGATGATAATGGATTTGTTTATCCTAGTGCAGAACTAAGAGACCCTTATGATACATTTCCTGGCAACTTTGGTCCTGACCAACAACCTAGAGAACTAGCTGTTATAAGAAGAATACCTAGATATAAACTTGCACAGATTTATCCAGAGTTTGCTAATGAAATATTAAAAGGTGACGATGATGATACAGATAAAGACTTTGCACCTATGCCTACAAACTTTTTAAGTTATGACACAAATAATTCACAAGACTGGGAAGATAATACACGAGCAGGTGTAAGAGTTGTAGAATACTATGACCAAGGTGGTACATACATTGTATTTCCTGAACGTAGATTAATTTTAGACTTTATACCTAACGTATTATCTACACCACCTTTTGTATTTATGAAACGTGTTTCTTTTGACCAACTCAAAGGACAGTATGACCACGTCATAGGTCTTATGGGTATGATGGCCAAAATAAATATTATGTCAGCAATAGCTATGGAAGACGCTGTATTTACTGAAACAAACATTTCAGGTGAAATAGAATCAGGACAATATAGAAAAGGTAGATTTGCCGTTAACTATTTGTCACCAGGTACACAGGTCAGCAAACCACAAAATAACATGCCATATCAGTTGTTTCAACAAATTGATAGATTAGAAAGACAACTCAGGCTTGTTGGTGGTTACCCTGTTACAGATGATGCGCAGTCACCTAATTCGTTTGTAACAGGTGCTGGTTTACAAGAACTTAATGGCGCTATGTCATTAATGATTAATGAATATAGAGAAATTATTAAAAACGCAGTTGTTGAGATGGATGCTAAAAGATTAGAAATGGATACAGTTTTAGCATATACCACAGGTGTTACAAAAAAACCTATGGCAGGATATTTAAATGGTTCTGCATTTTCTGAAAATTATCAACCATTAAAGGACATAGGTGGAGATTTAAGAACTAGACGTATATACGGAGTTATGGCTGGTTTTGATGAACCACAAAAAATTGTAACTGGATTGCAATTATTACAAGCTGGTGTTATAGACGTAGAAACTTTACAAGATAATATTGATGGTTTAGAAAATATACAAAAAGTACAAGAACGTATACGTAAAAACAAAGCAGAAGGTGTTTTATTTGATTCTATATTAGCTAGGTCTGCACAAGGAGACCCTGCTGCAACTATGGCTGCAATTGCTATATACGAGTCACCTAATGCTATTACTGAAGTTATGAAACAATTTTACACTCCTGAAGAACCAGGTTTATCACCTGAGCAACAACAAATGATACAACAACAAATGTTGGGTGGTCAGGGTCTGCCACCACAGGCCCAACCGCCCTCTATAGCAGAGGCTTTTGGTTTATAATGCAAGAAGAATATGATGTAGCTTTTTGGGATATGATGTATGACGAATTTGGTATGCAAGACGAATTAGATGTTTTATCAGAAAGTGTAGAAAACATTATATATCCAGCTGAAGGTATAATTATTTTTATTACTAAGGATTTTTATAATGGCCAAAAGTAGACGAGGTGGATACAGAAAGCCTACAGCAAATGCTAGTAATGCAGTTTCTGGTCCTGGTGCATTAAGTCAAAGAACAGATGGCAATGCTACTGCACCTGCAGCTGCAGCTGGTGGTGACTATGGTGAAAGAAAAGCAATAGAACAACAAGTATCTGCTGGTGGTGGGTTACCTAAACAAAATCGTATAGCACCTCCTAATGTATTTGCACCTACAGAAAATCCTGGAGAACCAATTACTGCTGGAGTACCTATAGGACCTGGTGAACAACCTACTGTCATATCTGATAATACTGATGTAATCTTGCAAGCTTTATATCAAACTAATCCATCACCAATAATTTTGGAGTTAATTAATAACAGGAAAGTATAATGAGTAGTTATTACATACCTGACTACTTTAGAGAACGTGATTTAGATAAAGCAACTAAAGTTGCACAAAATCAAATTAAAAATTATAAAGTAGCTTTTCAAGGTCAACAAGACATTGTTAACAATATAGAAAAAATATCTGAACAATATACAGCTTTACCTACAGATGTTGTAGTAGCACTAGCTGTTAATGGTGTAAACCCTGA